CTTAGTGTAATATGCATAAATGCTGGATACACAGTCTTATCACTATTCATCCTTTTAAAGGCAGGACTTTGTACTAAACTCTCTTTAAAATATTCACCGTTATATATTGCGGCTTGTATATTACGTAATATTCTATGACTAATTAATTTATTTTTTTCATTGTAATAACAAGCACTACAGGCCGAACTTTCACTACCGTTAATAATATTATTTCTAATAACGGTTGGCTGATTGCCGTGGTTAAACCAATCTAAAAAACTTAGATCGGACTTCTCAGATTCATTCTGTCTAATGAAATGACAACATCTAGTGTTACCATTGGCATCAATACGTAATTCATACCAAGGGCTTATACACGTTACATTATCATTTGGAAACTTTTTTGTCATCAAAATTGGTTAATCTAGTAACACCTTTGTGTGTAGTGATCAATATAGTAGTATATTTATTATTAATTTTTAATGGCAAATCCAAATGAATGTGTAATTCAGGACCACGCAACTCGCTAATAACAGTATCGTTACCGACACTACCTATCCAGCGAATCTTACCGTACATACCTGTTACCCTAGCCATAAACTCAAACTTGGGTTTGTAACGATTCTTTTCAAAATACTCAGCTAGACTTGCCATTCTTTTGCTCCAAGTAGAACATACCCATCTTAACTAACGCCTCTGCGTGTTCTTTATTCCTAGGGATAACAACACTATTGCCATCTTGCAAATCTTTGTATTGTTCTAACAATGGTTCAATGTTATGTTCAAATATTTGACTCATTGTGGCATACAACCCCTTTCGTTCTTCAAGTGTCATACCTGCAGTCCAAGGTGGGTCTCCGGGAAGTTTGTCCAATCCATAATCGTGTCGATATGTCATGCACATATCATTGATAATTTGTTCACGTGTTTTCATTATAGTTGAAACTTTTTCAAGTATTCTCTAGCAACTGATAAATCCTTAACTGCATCATAGTCAATCATTTCAACTAACAACAACATTCTAAGACGATATACCATCAATCGTTCATCACGATTAAGACTTGCTACCCAATCTTCCATGTCTTCAACTGATTCAATACTCCACATCATATCGAGCATTTGAACTTCTTCATGAGTTAAACCATAAATATTATATTCTCTATCTTCATCATTCATTTTAGATTCTCCAAATCTTTCTTTAATCTACTATGGAAGCTATCTTCCCCGTCATCACCTGATACTAGCCAGTCAATACGCTGTGTATAGATATGTGCTTGCCGTAAGATAACTAAACCTTTTTTAAATTCTTCGATTGTCTCTGGGGTGAAATGACAACCTTTTCTATCACCCCATTGGTTTTTTTCTTCGCTATCATTGTCAATGATTAGTTGTTCTACTTCATCGGCAATGTTGCCGATTTCCCATTGTTTATATTGAAAATGTCCACCACTCATTTCAATCTCCTAGTTTTTCCCAAACATAATCTGATTCTTTAACATATGCGACAGGCTTGAGCCAACCGTGATTGATACATTCCTGAATCAAACTTGCATAATTGCTTGGGCATCGTTGGCTAATCTTAAAGGCAGCTCGTGATACTAATTTGATACCATCCGTCATGGTAAAGTCTGGATCACCTTGTTGTATTTCTTTAAATTTTATACCAGTAGTATTTGTAGTAAAAGTTGTCATAATTTATCTCTTTAATATATCCCAGGCCAATCCATTCCAAGGTTCAAACACAATATTCCAATCTCCGGGGCTTGATCCTGCTACTTGTTTAATCTCGTCCCAATCACCATTACTATCTTGGTAAACAACACGAACTGCACCAAACTGAGTTCTAACACGCCCATATACTTGTTCAGCATCGTTAGTCACACTCATACCTCCCATATTCAAATCTCTGATAAAAACAATATGATGATTAGAGTTGTATTCGATGATACTATAGTCAGCGGGCATTACTTACTCCTTACGCAACGATAGTTTTCATACTTCAATCCAAGTTGCCGTGCGGCATCTGTACACATCTCTAGTGCTGGTTTCACACCAGGGCCTCTTGCATCACGCTCGCTGTGGAACTCACCGAGTGGTCGCCAATCCATTGCTTTATTTTGGTGGTGCCTGTCACCGGCCATCGCTACAACTGTCCAGATCATCAAAATATAAGTCATATAATACTCAACCAAAATATAATTAATGCTATCCACGGATGACCAGTCATAGCAACAAACATTGCTAGTATGGTTCCATAGAAAGGTTTATCATTCATTTCTTCAATTCTTCCCACATCATTTGTTTGGCGCGTTTGTCAAGTTTATCACGCTCATTTTTGAGAATCAATGGAGCCATTGTTTCAATATACACCATCAATGCTTCTTTGCCACCGTCACGAAAATGGTTGTATGAACCTTTAGCGCATACACTAGATTCGTAGTATAACTTTTGATCCTTGAGCACCGCAACGATACCCAAGTATAATTGCTTCTCAATTAAATCATTCATGTAGGTGCCCTTGATACGGTGAATTAAGCCACCTAGCATAAGTTTCAGCTTGCTCAGAGATTTTTGTAAGTTCATATTTGCCACAGAATTTCATAAAGTGAATGCCAACTTGAGGAGTAGTAACTACACGAACACTTTCCTTGATACGTGTATCAACTAAATCCTTGATTTCTTGCGGTTGTGCGGTTAAGTCAATCAATACACGGTTACGCTCATAATCGTCTTTAACACGATGCTCAACCTCATTATGGTCGACCCACCGTTGAAGCATCATATTGTTCCAATTAAAGCCTTGTTTGTGCCTATCAGCGTAAGCCTCAGTTAGACCAACTTTATTCTTAGTGCCTTTCTCACGCACACCGGGATAAGCACTGAATACGTTGTCAGAACTATCACCACGCATACATTTCATAAAGAGGTGCCACTGTGGGTCACCTAGCAATTTGGGTTCTTTAGTTTTCTTGTCTTTAACAATCTTACCCTTGTCATCAAAGTAACCATCTAACGTGATAAGTTGATTAGCTACCCCATTATATTGCTTCACATTTTCTGTGATAAGTTGAACATAGTCAGTATCGCTTGAAATGATAAAATGTTCATCATCGGGATGCAAGTGAATGAATCGGGCAATCATATCATCAGCTTCAGCACGTTCGTGTCTTAGTACTGATACATTTGTTTTTTCTTTAAGAAACGTAGTGAACTTTTCATACGTGTCCCAAAACATTTCGTTTTCTTCTTTTTCTGCTTCAGTTTGTGTTAGTGTATCTACTACACGATTTTTCTTGTACGGAGCATAATGATCCTTACGCCAGCTACGGCCTTCTAAGCAGAACACAACGTGGTCAATACCAAACTTGCGAACGATTTGATTAGTGCTTGCTAATGTTAAGTGAAGGGCCATTCCGATCTTTTCCCAAGTATCACTATTACGTGATGCAATGTGACGGGCACGGAAGAATGTATTAGCTGTGTCGATAAGTGCGTATTTCATTTATAGAGAGGTATGTATTAATATGTGTATAATTATACATCTATTTTTGTTTATTGTCAAGCAAAATCTAGCAATTTTCCAGCTTGGGCAGAGATTTGCTTCTTAGTAAATGCACTATTATGGGTAGAAGGATCCTGTTTCCTATTACCGATTGGTAAGGAATCGTTATTATCCTCTTTGTATTGTGCTATCATAAGTGCCTCAAAGTATTCAGCACGTTGTTTATTACCTTCATCAGTTGGGTAATAAAAATTTACGGTACTATGAACATTTGTTATATCCCATATGTGAAGGTATATGTCATCCCGATCAATTTTTTTACCCATTTGGATTTCTAATTCACGAATATTTTCGGATATATCCCTGCCGTTTTTGCTCTTCGGTATAAATCCATAACCATCAATATGTATATCACCTGGCTTACCAAATCGTCCGGGTAAGTTATTAACTTGTCGAACTAATCGTTCACCGTAACTAGAACTTTTCTTTCGGGTTTGGAATTTTGCATAGCTACAACCATATTTGATAACTTTATTTTTGTAGTAAAATGCATATGTAATCCCCTCAAGTTTGTTTTGCTTAAACCAGGAATACCATTTAAAATTATCAGGTACATCTCTAATTGCTATAATTAGTGACGGGCAGTATATATCACATAAATTAACATCTGCAGTATTCATTAACTTACCTCAGTTCTTCCGTTACCTAAATTTTTTGTTCGGACCACACGCAAGTCGCGGTTAGTCGGATCAGCTTGTTGTTGCTCATACACTTCAAGTGCAATATTGCGGCATACTGTTTGAAACCACCGATCAACTATTACGTCATCAGTATCAGTATCTTTTTGTTTATAACCTGCACGAATCAAATTTAAAATGAACTTATCATTCCAATCTAATTCAAATGCACCATTGTTAACATCATTAGGGTCTATTTCCATACTTAGTATATTAATATATGGTTCACCCGCTTGTGTTGCTTTCTCTTTAGCAGTAAGTTCAGGAACAGCTTTCTTTTCCTTAACTTTTTTTGGTGCCGGCTCCTTGATCGGTTCCGGCTTCTTAAATAGATTTTTTATTTTGTCAAACATTTGTATCTCTCAAGTAATTTAAAACTAGCAAGATTCTTTGCCTTGCTTTCACACATCATATCAAAATTATCAATAAATGTCAATGCCCAATCATTGACTGCATCGTTCCAATAGTAATCACTATGTGCCCGCAATTTCTGTTTACTATGTCCTGCTTCCATCAACGCATCACGGGCGGGACGGACATCACGGGCGTGTTCAACAAGACAATCTTCCCTACTGACACTGTAATGTAAAGTAGGGCGAACACCACGCCAACTGTCAATAACCCTTTTAACAAGTACATCATTACAATCGATGTATTCTCCCTCACGAATCCAGTGATGGTGAATGTCCATGACCGTAGGTACGAGGTCAGATAATGATAAGCAGTCAGTAAGTCCATGTGT